TCATTAAGAAAGTAAATGCTTTCGCTCATAGCGCCACCACCCGATAAAATACTTCAAGGGATCCATTGTTTGTCTTAACGACATCCCCTTTTTTGATATAGAAATCTTCAAGCTGTCCGCCAGCCCAATCTAAGATATTTGTTTTGTCTACACCGTTCACATACACACTACCTTCTTTGTTTCTAAACTCAACGACATCTCCCGCAACGATACTTGCGCCTGTGATCGACATTGAGAGAGAGCCATTGGTTACTTTAACGCTTGTTGGCGTGCTCAATTTAACTCTTACGACATCAGGGACGATCGTGTATGGAATGTACGTGGAAATTTTGCCATCTGATTTATATTGCTTTGTATACTTTCTTGGATCAGCACAATAGATATCAAAACTTGAAACAATTCTGTTTGTGTCACCTGCAACGGTATTAGCAGATGAAAACCGACCGTGATAGGTGTAGTCTAATTCATCGTTGAATTGAATCGGAACATCTTTTGTTTTATAGAGATACCACATAAAAAGATCAAACTTTTTTTGTAATTTTTCTGGATCGTTATCTTCGAGTTTGTATTTCACTGTCAGCGTCCTTGAAGGCAAAGTCTGGTTCGTGATAATGCTTCCGACTTGAATTGATTCTGATTCGATACCCACAGAAATCAGTTCTCTCCCTTCGACTGACAATGTTTGATATCCTTCGATTACCTTCTCAAATAGAATGCCATCATAATACATAGCGGAAGTAGGAATGTACTCCGGTATGTATCGTTCATTTTTCTGTGTGTCCATAAACGGATACATTCTGTTTTCCATTTCCTACCTCCTAAAATTGCATGTTTAAGTTAATGCCATTACCTTGAGCCTGACTAATGTCAGCAACAAATTTAGAAAACTCGCTATCGCCAATTCGAACATTGAAAACAGCTGGTTTGTTATTGGTTCCGTAGCTGACTTCATGTTGCACTTTCGACTGAATTTGGCTATTAACTGCCGAAATTCGGTTTCCAATATCCATATTTGAGGCTTTATCAGCTAAAGTATCAGATGCTTTCTCAACATATTTTGATCCGTCGAGCATACCTTCTGCCAAACCTTGGGAAGTGAAAACACCTAGTTCAGCCATAACTCGTGAAGGTGAATGAATATTTAATATATCCTTCACTTTCCCTGTTATAGTATTTGCAACATCTTGAACCGCACTAACAACATCGTCGATTTTACTTCTAATACCTTTTACTAATCCGTCTATAATATCTTTTCCGATTTGTAACAAATCGATTTGTCTGATAGTATCAAAAGTTTCCTTTACCTTGTCTACCGCATTTGAAACGCCTGTTTTCATATTTTCCCATGCCTGATTGGCACCGTCGACAAGTCCTGTTGCGATATTAATAACAGCATTCTTCGTATTTTCCCAAGTAGTCGTGACACCGTCTTTGATCGCATTCCACATGTTGATCGTGTTCATTTTTACTGATTCCCACAAATCAACGAAGAACTGCTTCACGCTATTCCAAGTGTCAATAGCGATTTGTTTGATGCTATTCCATGTTTCGGATAGCCACGTTTTTATCCCTTCCCACGCATCAACAGCACCTTGTTTAATATTCGTCCAAGTTTCAACGAAGAAAGCTACAATACTGTTAAAAGTTTCAGTAGCAATTGTTTGAATCGTTGTCCAAATATAAGCCAGCGCTTCTTTAATACCGTTCCAGATATTTAGGAAGGCCATCTTAGTGTTGGTTAAGAAACTGTCAAATATCAATTTGATCGAATCCCAAATGACGGCAGCCGATTCTTTAATATTATTCCAGACGGCTATCATGTTATTCTTCGCTTCTTCCCATCCACCAGATATCAAAGAAGTGACGAATAGCACAGGAGCCAGAATAACGTTTTTCATAATTTCAAATATCTGACCAGCAATCTTCACTAGATTCGTCCAAAGTGTTTTCAGGAAAAAGCTCATATGGATAAACGCATTTCGAACACCATACACAAGCGTTCCGAATCGGCTCATGATTGCATCTGATATTCCGCCAACAATCGAAGTTACCGTTGATTTAATGCCGTTCCATAGGTCAGCAAACCATTGTACGATTCCGTCCCAGACAGAAACAACGTTATCTACTCCTTTGCTAAAGGCTTGCTTGGTGCCTTCCCACATGCCGTTAGCTGAATCTTTGATCCCTTGCCATAGGTCGGCAAACCATTGCTTGGTGTCTTGCCAAACTTGTTTTACCCCATCAGCAGCCGCAGCCGCTTTTTCTTTAGTGCCTTCCCATAAATCCGAAAACCAACCTTTTATATTGTCGAAAGTATCTTTGAAAAAATCTGAAATTCCATTCCAAATATTCCTAGCATACTCACTGATTGTGTCCCAGTTCTTATACAGAGCCACGCCAGCAGCTATTAATAACCCGATTCCGATGATGATCAGCCCCGTGGGACTCATCAAAAATGCGAAAGCAGATGATAGGGAACCGACGGCTTTAGTAATATTCGTTATGGTATTGGTTGCTGAGTTAACTGCTGAAACTGCCAGCAACGCTCCTGCCACGCCTGAAATTAATGGTATCAGCCATTCGGAGTTGTCTGCCAGAAATTTAAATGCATTTCCGACCTTTTCTATAATTGCGGGTAAATTGTCATTTAGAGCATTAAACGCAGTGTTAATCGCATCTTTTACTTTATCTAAGTTCTCTGCTATAGAGCCAAATCCTGCATTTTTCATGCCGTCATCGACTGCTCTAATAACATTTGCTAACCCCTTAACAACTGCTGTCTTAATATTGTCAAAGGAAGTCTGGATACCTGCTGAATTTTTCTTAGCCAATTCAGCAAAACCATCGACACCCTCGATTAACTCAATTAAACGATCGTTAAACTCATCAAATGTGATATTTCCAGCTTTCAAAGCATCGTACAACTCATTAACAGAAGTTACGCCTCTGTCTTCAAAAGATTTGGCTACTTTATCCATAGCTACCGGCATAGTATCTTGAACCGATCGCCATGACTGCATATCTACTTCACCTCGAGCAAGCATCTGCCTATATTGTTCGATCCCACGGGCAGCATCAGCAGAGGAAGAACCACTAGCCAGCATTGCGTTATTCAGTGCTATTGCTGTATCTGTCCCTTTGTCTAAACTGCCTGTTGAAATTGCTAACTGTTGCGTGCTTGCCACAATTTCATCTAATGAAGTCGGAAGTCCGTCAATACCATCCGTTAGCTTATTCATGGAACGATCTACTTCTTCGGTAGAATATCCTAAAGCGTCCATTACGACAGGGTATTGTTTTAACGTATCAAAACGTCTGATAGCACCCTCTGTCGAGCTCTTGACCATATTAATAGCCGAATCAACCAATTTAAAAACCCCGATACCTTTAGCGATATCGAGGATAGAAGTATTCGTTTTCTTTGTATTCTCGTTAAGGCCACCCATCGAATTGTCAGCGTCTTTCATTGTAGACGTGAAATTCTTATCAACTGCCGAGAGGATCGCTTCAACTGTAAATGATTCCATTGTTTTCCTCCTTTCCTCAGGAGTTAGCTTTCTTCATTAATTTCAAAAGCTTTGTTTGTTTAGGTGTTTGTATAACTTCTTGGGCTTCAATTCCAAGAATTTCTTTTTCAAGTTTTTCTTTGTCAAAGAATTTTTTGAACGTCCTGTAGATAGGAACTTGTTTGCCTGCTTCTTTCTTTCTGTCTTGAACACGAGTGTTAAGCCACGCTTGATAATGCATTGCTTCTTGTTCATCAAGTCGCTTCAGTTGATAGGCTGTCATTCGAATCCCGTATTCATAAGGGGTCATTCGCTCAATTTCTCGAATATCATTTATCCCTAAAAACCTAAGAGAGTTAATCAAAATAGTTTCGTATACTTCAGAGGAACTTATTGTTTCGGTTTGTTTTCGTCCATTTGACGCATCGCTAGCTTTCCCGCATTACTTTCTCTTAATTCCTTGATAACCTCATCAAACAAAGCTTCAATATCTTCGTGATCGTCAATGAAATCATCTAATTCTGACTGTTTAATTTTTGGACTCTCAGTCTGATTTGCCATATAGAGAACGTCTGATAATGTGGCAACGTTCGTTGCTTGCAACTCAGGTAAAATTCTTGCAACTAAGCCGAGTCCAAATTGAACACCTTCTCGCTCGAAAGGCTTTCTTTTGTCTACCTCACGAACAAACTTGACACCGAATTTAAACGAATAAGCTTTTCCATTGATAGTTAATTCCATTGATTCATCCTCCTATAAATAAAAAGAGAAAGCATAACCGCTTTCTCTAGTTTTCTACTATGGTAATTTTAGTTTTTTCCACAATTACATTGTTATTTGAGTCTAGTCCCTCAATTTGCAAATCGTCATCTGAGTTTCTTACCCCGCTACCTATCCAATAACTGAAGTCTCCATCGACAAATGTACCGCCGAAAGCCTGACCAACTCCATTTACATAAGCTCGGGCCCTAACAATTTCACCTGTATAAGTTCCCGTAATCGTAGTTTGCCCGAGGGTATAGTCGTTTGGAATCAGTTGGGGGTTAACTGGGTGTTGAAGTAGCTTTTACTGTGTCTGTAAATGCATATTGCACGACTTCCGCTTGTTCATCTGTCAGAGTTGCATAACCTTTTTGTTGACGACCAAAAACCCCGAATTCCTGTGATAATTCAAGTGCATCTTCGGCGGCGGGAGTCCAGCCAAAACTTGTCAAATATGCTTGAGCGTACTTGGCTTTGTACTTGTCAGCATTTTCCCCCGTGCCTTTTTCCGCACGATCAATCTCCCAAACTTCAATGATTTCCCCGTCATCAAAGGCATCATCCATTTCATCAACATGAGGATCTCCTTTAGCAACAATCGATGTACCAGTCAATGTATACTCGATGTCTCCTAAATTGATAATCCCGCCATCTTTTGTAGAAGTTTTATCTGCACTTCTGCTTTTGCTATTTTCATGTTCGGTTTGAAAAGCCATCTTCCAAGCCGCTTCTTGTTCTGCTTTGCTTTTAACTCGATAAAGCAAAATTAAATCAATACCTTGTTTTGCCTCAGCCATTTAAATTCCTCCTATTAATCTAAAATTCAATTCAATAATCGCTCGTTTAAGCGGTGTGTTTGTGCTTGTGTCTGTTACCGTCTGTATGTCGCTTGCATTGGTGTCTAGCGTCCATGAATATCCGTCAGATGTATTTACTTGCATCGCTTGCTCAAACAAAGCAGACGCCATTTCAGACACCTGTTTTCGCTTTGTTTGCAAACCCCATACGGAAATTACAATCACGACATTTCCCAAGACATGAGATTTGTTAGTGGAATGAAGTGTTTGAGTGTCTTCAAATTCAACAAACGGGTAGCTAGTAGCACTCGCAGGTTTGTAGTCATATGTTTGATACCCCAATGCATTCGATCGTTTAAACATTTCATCAAAGATTGATTGTTCTCTAGTCTTCATCTATTCCACCAACTTATCCATATCAGATTTAAACTGCGCCTTCTGCTTGTTGAAAGCTGGTCGCATAAACGGTTGAGCTGATTGGAACCTTGTTCCATACTCCAAATAAGGAGCGTAATCTGCGGTAGGTTTCACCTTTCCTGTTAAACCACCATCGCTCAAATCCATAGTTATTGATCGTCTCAAGTTACCAGTATCGACTGGCGCTTTACGTTGAGCGCCTTGTGTCAATTCAGCTGTATTCTGTTTGACGATCTGCTTCACATCTTTCATATTTGCATTAGACTTGAGTTTCATCGACAATTCGCTAACGCCTTTGAGAGAAACATTCCTTCTAGCCACCAGAAGCCACCTCCTGGACGATAAAAGTATTTTTCAGCCGAAGGTTACGCTCAGTGATAATCTCGAACTTCTCCGTTTTGCTCCTTAGTTTGTTGAAGATTAAGACATAATCCCATTCCTTGGTATAAGGTCGAAGTAAACGAATAACTTTGGCACCTTGTTTAATGTCTCCGAACAAAACTTTCGAGCGATCAGTTCCCAAATCAGTTATATTAGCAAGCTTGATTTTTTCGTCTAAGGTCGGTTCTACATGCTCCCCTAACTCTGGATCATAATAGCCATCTTTTTCGATAACGAAAGTTACTTCTGTGTCATATCTCATAGGAACCTAGCCACCCCTCTACGAGGAACGCTATTCTCTCTTTGCCTCTCTTTGTATGCTGAGATGTCATCTTCAAATTCATCTAAAAGCTTTCCGTAGGAGATTGACTCACCTTCTTGTCCATACGAGCTCATACCTTCGTTACCTTTGCGGTTGAATCTCTTGATCGTACATTCGACTACTATATAATTTAAAGCCGCAGGAACGGTCTCTAAGAAGCCTAAACGCACACACAGTTGGTTTGAGATTCGTTTGATAAAGTCAGTTAGTTGTTTGTCGAGTTCTTCGTTATCAACTTCGAGCGATCGTTTTACTTCTTCTAAGGTTTCGTCCATGACTGCCTCCTTTCAAAAATAAAAAGGCTAGTCGAATGACTAACCTTTCTTTTTAGTTGATTTAGCTGATTTCTTAACTTGCTCTTTCTCTGCCTTAATCGGTTCTAAGAATCCTCCGCCAAACACTTCAAGATTCTTCTCGATTTCCTCAAATCGTTCTTTCGTCAAATCGACCTCTTGGTCCAGTTTGTATGTTTCTTTCGTATGAACGTCTTTGAAAACTTTAGCTACTTTATACTTAGCCATATAGAACCACCTTACCCTTCTGGAGTGGTTTCTAAAATGTAGACCGCATTTACTTGCTCAAATGAAGGTAGCGAGATCATAGAAACTTTAGTCTCAACATTGACTGGATCAGGTTTCTTCATAGTTGTGATTGCAACTCCAGTATCAACGATTGAAACATCTGCAATATTAGCGTTAGACATCAAGTCAGATTCTTCTGGCGTAGTACCAAACCAAGTTTTACCTAAAGTTTGTGCTGGCAACAGAATAAAAGTATCATCTGGAATAAATTTCTTGGTGCCGCTTGAATCAGTGTAAACTTTATCGTAGATAACAATTTCTAAGTTAAACTCTTCTGAAATGTAATCTAGCAAAGCTTGTTTAGATAATTTAGCAGCTTGAGCGTTTGCGTTGTTGCCTAAAATAGTCGCTTTGATCGCTGCGTTTTGGCGCAAATAACGGAAAGTCTTGCTATTCAAAATAGCACGAGCCGGATTCACTCCATCTTCTTTCAAAGCACTGATAGCTTGGTCAATATCTTCAACTGGATCAGCGTTCGCCACATCACTCCATGCAACTGAAGCATTTCCTTTATGGTTAGCAGGAACATCGTAGTCAATTTTGTGTTTTTGACCATTTTCATCAATAGTGATAGAACCAGTCGTTAACATTTGCATACGCATGATCTCACGACGTACTGCTGCACCACGCAACAAGTCTGCCACATCATCAAACACACGATTTAAAACTACATCACGGTATGCTGCGTTGTTTGTTTGGTTGATCATATTCAATTCTTGACGCAATTCTTCGTCAATGTAGTAAGACTCTTTGAAGAACACCATTTTTTGAATCAATTCTTCGAATCCAGCACGCCCACGAGGGATAACGTCAGCATCTAATCCAGAAGGACGCAATGCTACTGGAGAGCCCGTCTTACCTTTCAACCAAGACAACTTCATGCCTAGTTGTTTATCAGCAGGGAACAACTCTTCTCCAAGGTAAGGCTGTTGCTCATTAACTCGTTCTGCCCAATAAGTGGCAATGTTTGGCGCTTGAACTAAATCAAAGATATTAAGCGCTGCAAAGTACTGTAAATTCATTTTCATCAATGTTTCTTTGTGGATTTTCACTTTCATTCTTCGTTTCCCCCTTATTTGTTGCGTTTAACAAAGTAAACTTTGCCGTCCAACGCTGCTTTCGCTTCATCTACAATTGTTAAAGTATCTTCTAAACGGTATTCATTGACAGTACCAAAGTATAGCAATGTACCGTTAGCAGTCGTAGCACCTGTATCGAACACAACGTCGTGAAGCAACACACCTTTTGTGCCTTCGGCTGCTTCTGCCGTATTTGTAACAGTCACAACCGCTTGTTCATCAACGAAAGGATCGCCACCACCGACTGGCGTACCAGCTGGGATATACTTTTTACCCTGTCCATTTGTTGCTGTGACCCCTGTTGCTCCAACTACTACTGATAAGCTCTTATAATTGCTTACATCAGCTAAAATTTGATTTTTCGAACCAAAAACTCGTTTTTCCATCTGTTAGTTCCTCCTAATTTTTAAAATAAGTTTGTTTAGGTGTTGCGACTGCTGCTTTCTTTGCTAATTGCTTTCCGTAGTCGCCTTGAGCGCCATTACCAGAATCGCCATCCAAGGGAATACGTCCACCAAGTCGTTTTTCGAATTCCGCTTTGATCGCTTCACGTTCTGCTTCAACAGATGCTAAATACGTCTTAACGTTGCTTGACGTGGTTTCAGCGTCTTCTGACACAATTAGTCGAAGCATTTCTTTCGTAGGCGTAGCGCCTTTCTCAGACAGCATTTCACTTGCTTGTTCCGACATCTTGGATAGCACTTCTTTACGTTCGAACTCAGCTAGTTTTGCTTCAAGTTGCTGTTTCTCGTAATCTGCTTTCTCTTTATCGTCCATTTCGGCAAGTTTGGCAGCTTCGTCTTTTTCGGCACGCCATTTTTCTTCAGCAGCAGTGACAGCTTTCTTTGTTTCAGCAGCAATCATTTTTGCTACTTCGTCACGAGAAAATGTTTTGCCAGTTTCTTCTTTCTTTGCCCCATATGTGGCGGTCTCGGTTGTTTCAGTCGACGTCGTTTCCTCGGTAGCACCATCTTGTTCAGCAAAGAATTGTAAACTCATAGGCATTAATAAACTTTTTTTCATGATTATTCCTCCACGGTTACGCCGCTACCCGATAATTTAACTAGTTACGCCAGTCAGTCGGAACAGCTTTCTCTTTAGTGCCTGTAAGCAGTAAGAAGGCATAATAAGAAGCCGTTAGCAAATGGGCTAGCGACTTCCATATTTTCTATTTGGTTTGTAAGGTCTTTTAGGCGTTTCAAATTGATACGTTTCTTGAATGTTGTCTAGTCCGTCAATGATTCCATAGAATTTCATAGTGACTGCTGATACATCACCGACGCTTGATTCGATATTAATATCCGTTAAACCGTTAACCCGTGTACCATCAATGAATAAACCGTTGCTAATTGATACTTTGTTTAGTTTTGGCATGGTTATAACCCTCTTTCTTCAAGCGATTTCTCAAACACTTCTCTGTCAACATACGGTGCCGTACTACATCTGCAAAACGGATGCATGTTTGGCGCATTTATTCCAGGTTCCATTTCATCAACATCAAATACTTTTCCATTAAGCGGTAAACACAGACGACACGCTGAAGGCTCAGAAATGAATGTGTACTTTGTAATATCAGCATCACGATAACTTCGCTCTTGGATGCCAATCTGCACCCTAGTCGTTTCTGTAACCATCAAACGCTCGGTATTGAATCGAGTGTTCTCTCTACCTTTCTCAGTGAGGAATCTCGTTAACTCAGATGCCAACTGTTTGGGGTTACGGCCCATCGTCACACTTCGAACAAGCAACTTATCCAAATCTGCTTTCAACTCTGCTTGATACATCCAAAGCCGTTCGCTAAACGTTGCAAATCCATCTGCTCGAAACGAGCTGTTTATCACTTGCTCCACTAATTTGGCATAACCGCTTTTAGCAATCGTCATTTCTAAGATGCCTGCTTGACGTTGCAGTTCTTTCAAACCAGCACTGGTAAGCTCTCCTGAGAAGTACTTGTCCATATCATTAAACGTGGCTATCAGCTCAAGTCCAATGTTTGCCTTAAGCAATTCCAAGCGGTTAACACGCATTGTAAGATTGTATAGCTTCAATTCCTTGTTTGCTGTAGGTGAGAAGTCTTTCTCTTTAACATACTTCTTAGCCTTGCGAGCAAATGCTTTTACATCCATTTCGCTAGCACGTTTCATCGCTTCGCTACGAGTGATTTTCTGCCCGTTGGAAAAACTATCCCACTGTGCGTCTATCTCTTTTTGTATCGCATCCTGTGCGTATTGCAGGCGCTTCTTGATCTCGTTCATGCGTTTCTTGTCATCTTTAATCTGTTGCTCTTGCCAAGCTTTCTCCCGCTTGATGAAGTAATCTTGTGATTTCACTTAATCACTCCTTACCAACTAAATCTGACTAACTCAATTTTTGCATCAATCGAATGCTTATCCTCGTAATCTTCAACAGTAAAGCCGCCATCTTGAAACTCTTTGCGAATATCATCCGTGATTACGTCCTTGCCGTACAAGACTTCTTTTTTGCCAATCTTCATAGCTTCAGCAATAGCATCTTTGATTTTTTCGCTATCTTTCTTTTGATACTCGTTCATCATTTGTTCTTTTAGATTCATCTTCTTCAACCTCCTTATCACTATCAAACACACCAGAACCGCTTTGTTTCTTCAGCCGTTTCAGCTCTTCTTCAAACGGCACGCCAGTCAATCTTTCAGCCATTTCGCACAACGTTTGATCTGATACGATTCCAACCATTCCAGCAATAACTTTCATAATCTCTTCGTCTGATTGCGGCACATTCGGCGTAAATTGGATTTGTATCTCGTTTACTTTGTTGTATAGCTGCTCTTGTTGCTTTTCATCCGAAACAAAAAAGGCTTTGACTGTATCAATCAATCCTCGTGGTTTATCCAGTCCATCCAGTCCATCTTTAATGCTCCAAGAGTGTGTAAGCAACCGCAGACGGCGCATAATAGCTTTCTTGACCATTCGCTCCTTGTTCTTACGATCGTTGTCTGAACCCCAACCTTTGAAACGGAATCCGATACCTGATTGGTTAGACCCAATGTTCTCGTCAGTAAAATCAATAAGAGATGTGAAGCGTAAGATATCAGCAACTGTCCGGCTGTCATTAGCTTCCATTCCTGCAACGTCATACTCTTTCTTAAGGTAATACGCATCAGGTTCTGCACCTGCAACATTGTTGTCGTATATCTTTTTATCGCCTAATACAAGCATTCTTGCTTGCATCATAGCTTTGAATACTTCCAGCTTGCTGTTGTCGCCTTCTTCATCGTCTGCTGTATCAGGGTTACCTTTGATCACCAAGTAGGCTTCCGACGAATCTTGTTGGAAGTTAGCCATTTCTGATCGTGATAGGTCGTATGCATCAATGGAATCCATTACATGCTCAAAATCACTTGTGCGCTCTTCGTTGTTTGGCCATTCATTGATCTGAACAGTGTCAAAATAGCTTTGAACTGCTCCGTTTTCATCCAGTACCGCATTTTCCAAATCATCATCTTTGGCTGTGAAGTAATAGTTGTATCCACAGTTTGTGTATAACTCGATCCTAGTGAATGACTTATCCAAAAATTTCTCAACGAAATAATGTACGCCGCAAACCGAGTTTCTGTCTTTTGTGTTGTCATAAATCACAAATGTTTGTTCCGCATCAAACTTAGCTATTGTTTCTTTGCCGTATTCGTCACGTCCAACCCATTCATAAGCGCGGCCTAAGCCAAAGGCATCACGGCTCATCAACTGATTATGGTAGTCCTCGTTTGATTCACTAGCAAACCGATTAATGCGTTCAACAATAACCTTATCGCCGTTATAACTAATCGGATTACCTAACAAGACACCTTGTTTAAACGACACAATAAAGTTAGCGAAATCGCTCGCTATGCGGTTGTCTGCTCTGCCATCTGGCTTGTTTGGACGCCGCTTAATGTTATTGTCTGCATTCAGATATCGCTTTAGCTCTTTTAATCTAGGTACTTGTCTTTCACGATGATGCTTGATAAAGCCAACAATCATTTTCCACATATCTTCATGCTTGAAGTCGATACACTCGCTTATCGTTCCTGTCCGCTTATCTAACATGTCGATTTTCGGCAACTGACTAACTGGCACCTTATAAACAAGGTTCGCTTCTTCATCAAATCGTTGTTGCCCTAGAAGCTGAATATTCTGTTCCACTGTATCACCTCTACAATCCTAGTTTTTTGAATGTGTCGATCGTCTTCATGACATCTATTTTTTCTGTTGTGTTCATGCTCATCGTTTCGGCGATGCCTGTTGTAGCATCTGGAGCATCGTCATGTTTGTTTTTTCCTTCTCGCTGGTATGTAGTCATTGCCTTATAGTAATCAGGAAATCTTGTTCTCCAATCACTCGGCATTCGCACATATTGTTCAATCCAGTGGCTGTTGGAATAGATTCTCGCTTCTTTATTGGCGCTTTGAAAGAAGTCAGATATAGCAGCCGCACATTTTCCTTTGACTTTCTCTCTTACCGAACGAGCAAAAGACCGACCGCCGTTGTTGCGCTCGATACGTGATGTATTCACTTTGAAGTTAATCAATTGACTTGCAACTGCACTCTCCGTATATTCCATAGGTTGTTGCGTATAGATAACGTCTAAAACATCTTGATAGCCATCTAGCGTTTCGCCCCAAACAATCGAACAAAGGTAGTCCTTACCAGTATCGGCGGTATCGCAATAATGCCAAATCTTCTTATAGTTAGATCTATTGCTATAAGTCTTGAACTCCCCGTACAATCTCCCTTTAATATCGATAGGCTCTTGTTGATAGTTGGCACTAGCGATGTCGGCACCCATCGTTTTAACTTTACGTTGATAATCCTCGTAGGAAAGGACCTCTTCACAAAGCATCCGATCTTTCTTTTCATCATATGCTTGAAAGTTAATGTGCTTAACCTTATATCCGCTAAGGGGTAGCTCTTTCAACGCTCTACCTGCCAAATCATTGCTATGCCATCTAGTCATGTTGATGATTATCTTCCCATTGCTCTCAAGACGGGATAGCATAGTGTTTACAAACCATTCCCAATGTTTATCAAGCACCGCAGCATTATTAGCTTCATCTGCATTCTTGATTACGTCATCAATGATGATGATATCTGCACCAAAACCAGTAGCTGTACCAGTAGGCGATGTAGCCAGGTAGTTATTATAGCCATCTTCCAAACTCCAAAGATTCATTGCGCCATCGCCATATTTGATTTTTGCATCGAATATATCGGCGTAAACTATCATATCTTTATCGGCTTTTATCTCTTGGATCGTGTTTCTCACATTCTTGGAAAATACAGTTGATAGAGTCTCATTATACGAACCAGTCATAATCTTCTTGCTGTGATCATTCCCTAATACCCATTCAACAAACCGTCCAAGTGTTAATGACTTGCCGTGTCTTGGCGGCATATTAAGCACCAGAACATCATGCTCATTATCATTAAGGAATGACTGAAACTCTCCGCAAACTGAAACAAGGTAATCTCTATCTGATTTATAAAACGATGGCATAATCAAGTGACAATAATCGAAGAAATATCGCTTTGCTAACTCAATATTGGCGCCTAGAGCAATTTTATCCATCCCGACTCGCCAACTTCCGCAATTCCTCTTCGGACAGATTAGCAAAAGGATTGCTCACTTTCATATCACCAGTAATCTTCGTTTCTTGTTTCTCAGCGTAGATACCAGCAATTGTAAGAATCATTTTTCTGTCTTGATGACCTTTTTCAGTTAATGCGAAGTTATATGCCGCATTTAAAACGTTAGCGGCTTTCCCTTTGATTAGCTCCATAGTTGTTTTATTTACCAAATCGACAAACTCTTGTTTCTTCATTGCGTCATAGTACTTATTTCGACTAACACCAGCGAGATTACACAACTCTTGAACAGATTTACCGACATTCTCAGCGTTCAATAAGACTTCTAATAGTTTTTTCTCAGCTGGTGTAGGTTTGTATTTGTCATTTTCTGTCATGCAACCTCACCTTCTTTCTAAAAGTTCTTCTTAACTAGCGTTGCTCCTTCTCGCTCATACTGTTTAATGAAATCTTCAACGTTTGTTTGAGTTCGAGATACTACTGTGATTTCTATATACAGTAAATCTTTCCAATTTTCTTTTGTTTCTCCACGAACGATTTCCACATTCACATAGTTACCACTCCATACTGGTTTAATCTCGTTGCTAATTAACCTTCCCTCTTTATCGTATACAGGGTTCTCGGTGAAGTATCTTTTGTTCTCGCCTTCAATCGCTTTTTTATAAGCTTCAGCGAATTCAGATTCCACAACCACTCTCAATAGTGCTTCACAGAATTTCACATTCCATACCTCCTTAACCATTAGGTTGTATCATTTGATCGGATGAATTCCATAGCTATCAAGAACGATCATGCTGCCGTCTGTATATTCAAAGAACATTTTGTCTCTTTCATGGAAAACTTTACAGATGAATTTCTTATTGCGTTTAGGGTCTAAATATCTCGGTCTATATACCACAGCCATACCTCCTTAATCTCTCCACAATATGCGAATCACTCTTCCAACCATGCCCAATGTATATCAAGCTATGCCGATCGATATACTCGTCACTAAACTGCCCACAGCATTCAAGCAACGTGTGCTTTGGTTTCAACTCTGCTTGTCGGATGTTCTTATGCCTTAGTATTCCTATTGATAGTTGGATGTAATAGTAATGCATATCAGTCACTAACTGCGGCTGCAATCACCGCAATGATTAAAATCAATACTGTTAGTCCTACTCCAATCAGAACTGGAGTAAATACTAACCACCAGCTCCAAGCAATTACTCCAAATAACTTAGCGACAACAAAAATTAATGTCAGAATACTTAGGAAACCTAAGCCGCCACTCTTCTCTTTATTCATTGTTAGTTCCTCCTTTGGATTTCACGTGCTCGTTCCAAGACTCACGCACATAGTCTTCTCTAAAGCAATACCAGTCATCGTAGCAAGCCTCCTTAACGAGGTCTTCTACATTATCAAAAGATCCAATATAGTCATCTGAACCTCCACACATAGGACAAACACTTGAAGTGATTTCTTCATCGTATTCATCTAAAAAGTAAATATCGCTTAAGCAACTCGCATATACATAGAACGTTTTATTTTTAGATGTCATACGTCACCCTCAACCTTTCACTATCATATTCAAACAACTGCAGCACCTTCTTGCCCATCGTCCAACCATTCTCAATCTCGTAGCTGTCATTCGGCTTAATGGTCCCTAACTGACGATGGATCACACCTTGATAGTCATTGGTCTGTTGCGTGTGGAAATGTCCTGTGATTATCTCCCTTGTTGTTGCCTTACTCCATATATCGCTATACTCAGTAGCAAACAACATCGGCAAATCCTTCCGCTTGCCATACTGCCCATGAGTAATCATGATCGCCACATTATCCAACATGAACGCTTGACGGTATTTGTTGTGTGCATGTACTTGGATGTCTGGGTACTTGGCTTCTAGGTATAGGAGAAACATATACTCGATCGATCCGCTGTGATTCCCTTCAGCGTGTTCAACAGTCACTTGCTTCGAATGTCTCACACACTCAGTAATCAACACGTCAAAAAAGGAGCGAGCGTCTTTAATCGCTTGCTCCATGTCCACATCATCTAATTGTGTGCCAGCCATCGTGACCGACTTCTTAATTTGGCTGCTATGGAATAAATCTCCTAGCTGACCAATAACAATCTGCTTATAGCCTTTTGAGATAACTTCAATCATTCTCGCTAGCTTATCTTGTAAGTCCTCTAGCTTAGTGATACCGAAATGCCAATCAGCCAAACCGATGAATAAGTTTCTGTCACCCGTCTTGATTGCGGTTAGCTTTACTGGCTCGATTGATTCAGTGAATGCTGATACATCGAATGCCTTATGTTTTGGCTTAACCACAAACTTCAACTGTTGGTTCCATTTCTGAATTTCAGCAGTTGTTGTGGTCCATTCGTTAGTAGTTACTTGAGATATCTCCCACTCATCTGGATCATATCCCTTATAAAGAAGAATATCTTTTGGCGTCTTACTTCGTTTCTGATAGAATGCCATCTTTACTTCAAACTCGGCTTGAGAGATTGTTCCATCAGGATTATGACGCTCATTTGCTTTGATTGAATGGTCACTCAGTTGCTTAACGCGCATATTCTTTTCGCTTGGTGGCAACTTCAACCTGGCACGTTTACTTCTAACGCTTGGCCATGAGAACTCTTCACCGAACTCCTCCGAAAGCATAGGCGCTATCTCTATATTGGTTAGTCCTTCATTTGCCAATTCCGACAATCGTTTGACCTGCTGTTCCGTCCATTTAGTAATGTTTGCCACCTCGCTTCGTTCTATGTAATGCGTAGGTTAACTACGCTGTTTAAAATGCATGTACCGTACGTGCATGCTGCTCAATCGCTTGATCCAACTTCATACCTTTGACCTTATTGCTCAATTTGTTTCTTGCAACCTCGATTTCTTCTAGGCTGACATCAGTACGGCGTGTAAGACTTTTTAAGTAAGCAGCCTCACCTTTTAAAATCTGTTCTTGTCCCATTTTCATTCCTCCTCAAAATAAAAAGCCACTCACATAAAATAAAGCGACATTAATTCATTACTTACATTAAATTTAATTTCCTTTGGCTTTTGGTCTGACCAATCTACTCTTGAAACAGTTGTATACTTTCCGGTTCTTTCAACCACATTTACTCGCATTCCTTTTGAACAATAAATTATTCCATTTAATACTAGATCGACTAGCGCTATCAAAATAACCATCTCCTCAAAATAAAAAGCCACTCGCAATGAGTGACTTCGATATGTACGTTGCATAGGCAGGGACGTTTCCGATCCTATGCGAGAACTAATCACGGATTTTCACCGAACAGCAATGCCGAGTTCTATCTAACCAATTAAAACTGCAACTAGGCAGTTAGTGTCTGAAAAAAGCAACCTACACGATGCACAAAACGCGTACGATAATGCGCACCCCTATGTTTTTACACCTACATGCCTCGGTTGCTACCACAGTTTCATGGGATAACTATAAACCCTATTGACGTGATGAGGAGTCGAACCTCACGTTATCCTTTTCGCCGCCGCGATGCGACTACACGTCAACTTAGAGGAGCCACCCTCTGCGCGCTTTTTTCTGGGATCTAAGTCCCGTGTTTTGAGATTGTTTATCCAACAAAAGCCCCGGGATAATTCGGTGGCTGCTTGCCACATGCTTACTGTCCAATCTCAATGTCACTGGCAAGGATTTGCACCTTGCATAATACCTACCCTAATTTGAGCTAAGCTCCGCCCTTAACTGGTATCCTTTGGAAGTCTAGTGCGTCTACCTATTCCGCCACAGTGACTATCGCCCACAGAATAATTTTTACGTATCAAAAGGAGTTTGAATGCCGTTGTGCGTTTCTGCTTGTGGGCGATATCTGATAATACTATTTTATAACATTTTCATACCTCGAAAAGTTCAAAAAAGGTTCATAAATCAAGCTGTTTATCGACTTCTTCAAAAAACTTATTACGCAATCTCTTCGCCGTACTCACACTAGCAAGAATAATTCTCTGTTCCACCAACCCTTGCATAGTGTATTGCGGAAATCGTTTGATATACAACTCTCGAATGATCGTCTCAGTGTCACTGCCGCACTCATCGAGAAGTTCTTGAACAATCTGCTTATTGCGTTTCAACCGCCGAATCTGCTTATCCGTCTCAATGGTCCACAATGTGCCGAACATCAAATCGCTGTCGCTTCTTGTTCTCTTGATATCCCCATTAACATCCTCTTCTCGATACGGAACTCGAATCTCTTCTTCAAGCTTCCTGACGTACTTATCCGTATCTCGGTAATCTTTCAACACTGCCTTGACTCGTTCAACACGCCATTTCTCCAATCACTTGCCCTCCCTGTACTCTTCTTCTAAAACCGTTACAACTCCTAGAATAGCGAATATTGAACGTGATAATATTTCACCATTGTTTAATTCATATAAGCCTAAAAGATGTAGGATAGTTGTAACTACAATCTGGATTAGTATTATCCAACAAACCCATTTTTTAATGGTTTTCCACGCTCTCAATCACTTGTCCTCCTCTTTATCTTCCTTACCAAAAATCACGCTTGCAACCACTGTCGCTACGACTGCGAAAAAAATCGCTACTGCAAAGTCCATCGTTTATCCTCCCGCTTCCATCGCATCTCGCACTAGCGGATCATTAATAATAATCTTGTACTTCATCTGCTCATGCTGCA